GCAGCTATTCTGTATCTGTTTTGAGCATTAATAAACGGAGAACCATTCAGCTGTCTTACGGGTCTTAATCCGTATAGCTCAGTTTTATTTGCCATAGTTTTTCTCCTTTTTAACTATATTAATGTTCATTGGTTGGTATTACGAAAAAATTATTTCTTATTACCACCAAAAGTTACACGAGATTGTCTATCAATATTGATAGGCATCTCAGGTCGCTGCTCCTTCATTAAATCGTTGTCCACGGCTTGTTGTTGATCTCGAGTTCTTCCTGCGAAGTACTCTTTACGTGACTCAACTATTTCTTCAGGTATCCTTGCCAGCACAAGGCCACCTACTCCTATGATACCCGCGTGTTTACCGTCGCCGATAACTGGATAATCGTGTTGGCCAATCTGTGATGTAAGCTCTTCAGCTCTTACCAATTCATAGCCTTCTCTTAGTTTTTTAGACATATTCGCAGTGTCCACAAAACCTCCAGCCTCAGCCCTTAACCATCTATGGTGAAAACCATCTGGTGCAGGCGGTGCATCTAAGTTAGATGGAGGAGTCCAAGGAGCTTTTCTTTTATCAACTTTTGCTCTTGTCTCCGAACCGCGTGAAGTTCTATTTAATTTATTTTCCATAATACTATACCTCCTTCACGTATTTTGCGTATTCTTCTAGTGGCACCCCTAATTTTTTCGCAATAGCGACTTGTGACTTGGTGAGTTTCACGGATCTGCGTCCAGTTTTACCTCTATTAGCAGTAGCAACTGTCTGGACGGGTTTTCTTGGTTGCTCCTGTGTTTCTGACTCAGAGAACTTATGAGGAAAAACCTCTTTTATTCTCTTATCAATCTCATTATAGTAGTCTTCACTGTCTACGTCAAACCCTTCTCCCACTAGATTTTCATGGATTTGAAAAGCGGTGTTTGTCATATACTGATCTTGACCAAACCAATCATTTTTTTCAGCCCAATCTCTAGCTTTTGGACTAGGATTATTGACCTGATTTTCAACTTGTTGGATAGGGTCATTACTTTGAGATTGCAACTCCTGTTCAGAAGTTTCAGTAACCTTTTTACGTTTTTCTCTGTCTGCAAGAGAAATTTTAGCTCTTTCTTTCTCCACGGTTAATCTAGCCAAATCTTCTTGGGCAGATATAATCGCTTCTGAATCATTCATTTCAATAGCTGCTTTTAATTTAGCTTTGACTTGATCTTTTTCAGAGTCTATTCTTGCATCGTACTGTTTGACATAACTTTCGTCTATCTCATCGTACTTAGATTTAACATCAGAGTATTTTTTCTTTAAGCCTTCAGCATAAGCAAGAGCTGCTTGTTCTCTTCTTTCTGCTTCACGCATTTTTTTAGTAAGTTTGTCAATTCTTTTTTGAACACCCTCACTATACTCTTGTAAATTTTCTTTAGGCTTTGCTTCTTGAGTATCAACAGTATCTTCTTCGATAGATATTTCTGGTTTTTCAGATTTATCATCTTTGTCGTATGTTTGATAGCCTAAATCTACTTCACCTACGTTTAAATTAGGTTTAGTACTTTTCTGTTCTTGTTCTTCAACCTGAACGTTTGTTTCTTTGACATCATCCGTGTCTAAATCAACACTAGGATTTTTGTCTGTTGTCGTATTTAACTCCTGCATACTTTATTCCTCCTTAGTATGTTTGCAAAATATCGTTAGGATCATCAACTGTTGCAATGATTTCATCATCATTCAGTATTCTGACTTCTCCTCCGTCTATTTTGAATCTTGCCCCTGCGTATCTTCCAAATATTACCCAATCACCATTCTTGCACCATGGCCCATTAGGAAATTTTTCTTTGTCTTTGTAGCAAAGGTCACCTTGTTTCAACACGTAAGCACATACAGTAGTCATCTGCATAGTCTCAAGGGTTGTATCAGATAAAAGAATTCCACCCTTAGTTTTTCTAGCTCCAGCATGTGGTAATACCAACATTCTGTAACCTGTGGGTTCTGGTAATTTATCTAATAAAGATTTGTCTGATTGAACTTTATCGGCTGTAAGCCTTTTGTCTTCTTTTTCTTGTTCTTTCTTATCTTCTTTTTTGTATACATCTAAAAGACCTTCTTTAATTTTAGGTACTTCCAGATTTGCGGTCTGTGTCGTCATCGAATAACTCCTGTTTGTTCTGCAGGTCCGTCAAGTCCTGTAGCAAGGTTTCTAGGCCTTGTAATTTACCTTTAATATACCAAAATTGATTAAGATTGTCTACACTGTACGCAAGACTGTCTTTAAGGTTTGCAACCTCTTTGTTTATCTTGATCTTAATGTATTTGTAACTATCGTAATCAATCACAAATGATATATATCATTTACTTACGTTTAATCAAGTCAGTAGCTTTAAGACCATACACGCTCGCTATGACACCCACGAAAATTGTCTGATACCAAAAAGGAAGTTGTGAAAAGTATTCGAAGAAAAGCTGCATCTTCTGCATTGCAGTTGGATCATCCGAAAATACTGCCCAACTTAACATTACTATTGGAGCTGAGAGCAATAATAAAATAAATTCGTCTTTCCAGTCCGATTGTCTAGCTTCTAATAGCTTGCCCTCGTACGCTATCTCTCCCGCTCGCATTTTCTCTGCGTGCTTTAGTTGTGCGTCTGACATTGCTTGTTTCGTCTTCTGACGATTGGCATATAGGTGGGCTCCAGTTTTTAGGCCCATCCCCAATAGATTTAACCACGGCATAATATTGTTCTCTTCTCCTTATTCCTAAATATGGTAGCATCTCTTCCATAAAGTGTAAAGCACGGTGCCCTTTGATAGTAAATCTATATACATCTTTATGGTAGTCTTTTTCTTTCTTAGTTCTTTTGTATATAGTTGAGTCTATTTCTAGATATTGTTTAAATTTTTCAACAATATCTTCATCTGTCATTTGAACCTCCATAACTGCAGATGGAGTCCAACCATTCTTTTTTTTATTAATACCAAACCAACCTTCACCTTCGAAGATTCCAGCTAATAATATTAATTGTTCTTTTTTATTTAATTCCTGAAAATTTAAAACCCTTAATCTGGATTCCATGTGAGTTAGGTCCTTTTTTTGGAGGTGGCCCTGAAGATACTCCTCCAGATAATCCACCTAGGTTCTTTTTGTCTACCTTTGGTATTCCACTAAAGTCAGTTTTATATTTATCTCTTATTGAAGCTTTTGCATAACTAGCTGCTGAACTTGCAGACATATGTATTTTTGCTGAATCATACTCTTCTTGAACTAATTTTTGTATTTTTTTAGAAGCATTTGGAAAAAGTTTTTTACCTATATCCAATGCAAGTTTAAACTTACTCATTATTGTTTTCTTTGTTGTTGTAATGCTGCTTGAGTTTGAAGTTTCTCTTCATCGAAGTCTAATCTATCTTCAAACTGTTCTTGATTCTGATCTAACTTAGCTTCTTCTCTTTGAGCTTTCATTTGAATATCCATAGCTTTCAAATCTAACTCTCTTTGTTTTAATGCAACTAAAGGATCTTGCTGTTGACCACCTTCTTCTTGAACAAGTTGCTGAGTTAGTACATTTATTCTTTTAGCGATTTGAGATGCTGCCATTTGATTAAAACCTTCTGGATCTTGTTGTTCCATTTGTGCCATCTCTGGATCTTCTCTCATGATTTGCATGATTTGTATTGTTGCCATCTGAGATATGTGTTCTGATATATGACCTTGGAATAAAGCGTAGACTTGAGGATTAATTTGTACCATTCTACTCTTCATAAATGTTTTATGAGCTTCTAAATGTGCTTCATGATCCTGTTCTGGAAAAGCTTTAGGTAATTTCATTTGTAAACCTTCCATATTTTCAATTGCAGGGTCTTTTGGTTCTGGTTCTGGTGGTTTAATTAATAATTCATCGATTTGTTTAGTACCTAACGCAGTATAAATACGTCTATAAGCTTCATATAGGTTGTGAATTTGTGGATTTGTCTGTGCAATTTGTAATTGAGTCTGTGCTAACGTTACTCTTTGCGACATTGAGAAAATATTTGGGTCTGCAACAGGTAAAACATCTATTCTGTCATCAAAATCTGTCTGTTTTATCGTTCTTTCACCACCATAAACATCATAAGGATATTCTGGAGGTAAATATTCTGAAATTACACGTGATAAAATCTTAAATTCTTGCTTCATAGCGTAATATAATCGCTTATGAATAGCTGACATCACTCTTGCACCTCTTTCTAACAGTGCAATTGTAGTTCCAACAGCTCTATTTTGTGCATCTTCACCTGATTGCATGTCTGCAATACCTGCAAAACGTTTTCCTGCTTCAACACAGAAGCCTAAAAGTTGAAATAATGTTGCTGAAGGTTCTTTAAAAGGTAATAATTGAAACTGTTCTCTAATATTTCCACCTGGTGCATCTACATCTCTAAACTCTCCAGGCTGAATTGGCTGATCATCATCTCTAATTCTCATTCCTCTAGTTTTAAATCCAGCAGGTAAGTTAGATAATGTACCTGCATCAAGTAATTGTCTTAGTGCAGAAGTTGCTGCAGTAGATAAACCACCGATCATGTGTATTAAACCAAAACCATAAAATCCTAAACCTGGTAAAAACTTATAGTGTACAAAGTAATTTATCTTCTTTGCAGTTGGATCATCTTCTCTGTAGTTTCTAATAATTCTTAAAATCTCTTGAGATGTTTCATCTATAGTTACAATGTATGGAATTTTAATTCCTTCTTCTGAATCTTCTATATCTAAATCAACATGCATCTCTAAAATGTTTCTAGTATCTTGTTCTTGTTCAGACGGTCTAGATACACCTTCTAGTCTATTGTATTGTTTTTGAATATCTGTTTCTTTAGACTCAGGCTCTGTTAATTCTATATCTCTAAATACTCCTGCAACTTGAGATTTTCTAACTTGATTCTCAGTCATCTTAATGACGTGAGTAATTCTTTCACAATCATTTAAGTTAGTTACATAATATGGAATAACTAAATCTTCTGCGGGTACAAACTTAGAAACTGCTCTACCCATAACTTCATCATAATTTATTTTCTTAAATGCTGAACCTGCTAATGGAAGCATAAATAATAATTGATCCATCTCTGGAGTGTATTCTTCCATCTTGTCCATTAACATATAGTTCATGAATTCTTTTACTCTTTCAGCTTGATCTTCTTTAGATGCATCTCTTTTACCAACGATCTGTGCTTTGACAGGGCCATCAGCTGGAACTAATTCTTTGTAAGCTTGTGCTTGAAATTGTGTTACGGCTTCTGCAAGTAAAGGATGTGTTACTCCTGAAGCACCTGTGAATGGTTTTGTTTGTTGTGTATATTTAAAACCTAGTAAATCTAAACCTTTAGTATAAGACTCTTCCCAATCTTTTCTAGTTTCTTTATCATTTTTATAATCAGAAATAAGTTGATTAGCTAAGTCTTGTAACTGTCTTTCGTCCATGTCCTCAGCTAAGTTTTTATAAAAGTCTTCTTGAGGAGCTTCTTCTACAATATCCTCTTCACCTTCTATAATAACTTCAGGAGCCTGCTCTTTGTCAGTTACTTCTAAATCTTCTGTTTCTTGTAATGAAATATCTTCTTCAGCCATAATATCGTAAGTTTATCAAACAATTGAGTGTTTATAAAGGTCTAAACACATTTTCGATAAGTCCTCCTTCTTTTTTGTAAAGCTTCATTGGCTTTTGTATCATATCTGGAGATATTCGCAAGGCATATGTATTCATATACAAATTTGGATCTCCTTCTGGAATAAACTTAATATCGGATTTAGAATATCCTGCATTAATCGCATCTTCTTCTGTTTTAAATGCTCTAGCATGGTATTTCTCTTTAAAAGTTTCTACAGCTGTACCAGGATCATTTTTGTCTCCATCATATCTTTTAATATCTCTTGTGCTAACAATTTTATATGGCTTCTTAGGATCAGATAAAGTAACTTGTATTGTCTTTGCTTCTGTCTTGTATTGTTTCGATAATTTTCTCATTAGTTCTGGTAATATTGCTTCACCTTTTTTCTGAAAGCCTTTACCTGTTGCATAACCATAAAACTGTTGATTACCTTTTACAGCACCGTTACCTCTTGAAATCATATTAACAGGAATAACACTTACCCACTGAGCACCATCATCACCCGCAGCTTTGATTGTAGTTTTAAGTGCAAGATCAGCATAGTTCTTACTATTAAAGAATGGAAGGTAATCCGTTAAGCTGTCAGTGTTTACAGCATCAGTACCTCTTAAAGATTTTCTACCTGCTTTTAATTGATTGAATGCTGTTGATAAATCATATCGATCTTTCTCAGACATATACAATCCTTTTTTCATTAAACGTTCAATTGTTTCTCTTGGTGCATTCATATTATCTACAATTAAACTATTGGCAACTTCTCTACCTTCAGGGTTGTATCTAACTTTACCTTTTTTTAAAACATCTTTAGTTACTGCTTGTTGTACATCAGCTTGTATTTCGTTAATGGAAATGACTTTTTGTCCTTGGGGTGTATATCTGGTACCATACATAGTATGTACTACTGGCTGTTTAGCATCAGACCAATGATAACGATCTATATGTCTTCCAGGACCCGCAGGTGCTTTACCTGCACCAAAGTGCCAAACAAATTCTCCAGGAGCCATTTCACCCTCTAATCTATACGTTCCATATTCACTGCCACCCGCATGTTGTGGTAATCTTGGAACAGATTTAATTTTCATTACACCTTCTTCAGCTAATCCGTTTATATTTCTAATCGCTTGATTAATCATTTGTCTATCTTGAGGATCAGATATTGAATCTAAAGATTTCTTTAAAGATTCTCTTAAAGTTTTAGCACCTACATTAATATTTTGGGTTAATGTTTCCATGCTTTGACCTGATGCAAAAGAAGGCATCTTCATAGATTCTAAAGCTTCGTCAATATTATTAATAAGTTTTGCAGTAATAGGAGCTCCTGTTTCATCTAAATACTTTGTGCTTAAAATTTTTTTAATCTTTTGTGCTTCACCAATCATACCGTCAACAGAATCATCTACACCTGTTGGTGACATATATCTTCTTAGTTCTAATTTATTAAATGGGTTTTGTCTTACTTGTGCTAGTAGTGTATTTTTATCTACAGCCATATTCATATCTTTAGCTGTTTTAAATAAACCACCTACTAGATTGCCAGACTTATCCATTGCTGCAATGTTTGTATCAAATAGTTCTTCAGTATCAATTGATGCTGAACGTCCGTCGTTATACTTAACTCCTTTTTTCTGATTAAAAAATTTTAACCATTCATCAGGTGTTGCTTTGTCTTTTGGAAACATTTTAATCTGATCATATAAAGCTGAACCAAACATAGACTGAGGGTTCTTCTCAGCGAATGACATTACTGCTTCGTTTCTTAAAATATTCTCTCTATCATTAACTAACGGATTAACGTTGACCGTTGGACTTGGTGCTTTGACCTGTTTGCCGTAGGTAACTTTAGCGGGTGGTCTGAATGCTTCTAAACCTGTTTTAGGTGTTTTAATAATTGGAGTTAGGACTTCACTGGCCGTTGTCCGTTTTACGTTTTCCTTGTTTACTACGTCTAAGGCTCGTTTAACTTTTGCAATATTTCTAAAAGGTCTTAAGAAAGGAATGGTCGCCGCAGCACCTAACCCGATTAACGTACCAAGGCCACCTGACTCTTCTTTTTCTTCTAATAGTTTCTTTTCAACATCGGCCATTAGTTTTTACTTCCTCCAATGTATCCACCTATAACTCCAATTAAACCTGTAACTGACATTTTCATAAGTACTATTATGCTGTCATCTATAGGTCTATCTTCTTTAACAGCTACCCAATAGTCTCCAATAATAATGATACCTAATAAAATTAAAACACCTGTTGTAATTAATAATATAACTATGTCTTTAAAATTTTTAATCATTAGCAATTCCACTTTCTAAGTGATTTAGATAATCTATCATCTCCAGTATTATTACTAGCCTTTTGTCTCTTACGCATCCCTTTCATACGCGCGCAGAAGCTCTTTCTACGTTTTGCTGCTTTGGATCCTTTTTTTAATTTTGATGGTTTAGTGGTTACTGCTGTTTTTAATTTAGAACCAGGATTTGCACGTCTATAAGAATCAACACCTTTTTGATTTAAGCCGCCAGATTCTGACTTACCTTCTTTTCTTGTCCACGCTGGACTTCCACCTTTTTTAAAATCTTTTCTCATGCAAATGTTTTTACGTTAGT